TAATACAATTAGGACCTTTATCAAATACATCTAAACTTTCAAAGTCACCTGGATCACGTTTTCTTTCTGCAACGTCATAAAATCCACGTTCTTTCATAACTTCAATAGGTGGATTACAAGACATACCTGTTGCAACTACTGTATTATATTTTTTTGCCATTAATTCACGTATTGCTCTACATTGTAATGCTTTTGAACAACCTCTTACATTTCTCCAGTTAGTTGTAAGTTTACCATTTACCATTTTTTTATTACGAGGATTAGCCATTTCTTTTTCTGCCTTTTTTATCCATACTGGATCACCTGTCCTAACATCAAATAATTCTAATTCTTTTATATTAGAAAATCTACCTTGTAAATATTTGTGTACACTAATAGCTCGTTCCGTATCAATAAGACCATCAGCGTCTTTGCTGTTAAAGGGGTATATCTCCGTTTGTGGAAAGTATGTTGCAATAAGAAATGCTAGAGAAGCTGAATCGCAACCACCAGATAATGATACAACTACCTTGTTGGGTGCTCCTGTAGGAAAATGTTTTTCATCAAATAAATCTACTGTTTGATTTGAATATGTTATTTTCATTGTTTTGCCTTTTCATAATATGGTTTTAATTCAGGATGTAAGTCAAATAAATTGTGACCGTGTGCTTTATCTAATGCTTGACAATATTCAATTGTTTTAATAAACGCTTCAACATCTTGTTCTTTCTCTAATGCTCGTACAATATTTGGAAAGTTTTTATACTTCGGAATAAGTTCCTGTTTTATTTCATATGGTAAATTTTTAACTTGTAGAATTTTTGGATATTCTATTATATAAGATGTATGAGGTATTCCTTTTTCTTTTAAATAGTCTATCAACTTATAATTTTGTAATACACTTAAAAAAGAAATAACAGAATGGACATTAACTCTGGAGTTTTTTCTTTCCTTCATCACCATTAAATTATTAATAAGAGCAGGCCAGTCTGATTTTTTTCTAATATAATCATTGTATTTTCCATAACTATCAATTGATACTTTCATTATAAATTCTTTAAAGAAGTTAAAATAATTTCTAAAATTGTAACCTTCCATATTAAATACAGATAGATTTGTTTTATATATTAAGTCTATGCCTTTTGAGTATCCAGTTAGTACTAATTTATCAAGGAGTTTATAATGATTTTTCATAACTAATGGTTCGCCACCAATAAGTTTAATTGACCTAGTATATTTTGCTACAGAAGCAACATCATCAAGATACTTTTCTCCATCGTGTTTCTGCGTATTCATCCTCTCACCATCTTTAGGATCCAAATCAGGATCATAAACTTTGCCTATTCTTTTTAATGATAGAGTTCTTGTATTAGCACTTCTTGGTGTACACATATAACAATCAAGGTTACACGCATTACCAAACATTTTCATTTTTATATCCAATAGTCTTTCATCTAATCCAATTTTATGTTCTACTTTAAACTTTTGAACAACTCTTAATAATTCAGGTACTTTACTATCAAATGTTCCAGCAAGGACTTGTTCAACATATTTCATTCTATCAGACCGACCATACTTCTTTTCTTGCAAACGGCAACCTGTACAATGAACATCTAAATATTCTGGATCATAATCCTCTCTTGTCATTTGGTCTCTTAATTTATTTTGATAATCGGATGTATACCACTCTTCAATAGTAGTATCTTCCATATTATGACCAGTATGCCCTAGAGCGTCATAACAAGGTGCATATCTACCACTTAAACTTGAAAAAATATGAGTAAATGGTAAAGGACAAAACCATAATTTTTTATCTTTAAGTTGTTGTTCAAATTTTTCTTTTTGTTCGTTATTCACGCCAATTCTCCTTTATAAAAGATTCATTGTGTTCGTGTATTGTCTTACCTGGACCAGTAAAATGTACCACTTTAATATATTTATGAACATCACCTAATATCATATAATCAGTCTTAAATTTGTCACGATAAATTTTGTTTAGTGTGACATTTTCCTTAAAATCGGATGAGTATTTACATATCCATTCCTCTGGTGTTTTAGTTAATTTTGATTTATGTTTTCTTATCTTCCAATCAACATAATTTTGTTCACCATAATATGGTGTATTAACATCACCAACGTTATAATAACGTGTCTGCCAATAGTCTGGATTTTTAGCAAATTCATCCCATATATATTTTAAACTACCAGATTTAAATTTATAAAATCCACCATTTGATTCTAAAATTGACTTCCACCATATACCATAGGTAACTAATTCATTTTCTTCTACAGGATATCCTATTAGTTCATCAACATTACCTGTAATAACTTGGTCAATATCCATAACTATAATGTCATCACCAGCTTTTTGATATGCAAAATATGGACTAAAGAATTTTAATTTGTGCCAATGTATTTTAATTTTATCGTGGTGGTTATAAGGTAATATTATATCTGCCTCAACATCTTTAGTATCACTTAAACATATAAACTCAAAAGGTATAGATGAATTTCTTTTTAAACTCCTATATAACTTTGACACATAATCTGGTGTATAATAACCATCAAAATATACTGTACATATTTTAAGCATTATACCTCCATACAATATCAAAGTCTTTACAAACACAATGTACTATTTTTGTTTCTTTTGGTACAAAATGTTGAGTATCTAAAAAGTAATGCCATCTTCTATCTAACCATTGTATACCAACTTTATTTACATTTACTTTATATGAAAATATTGTTTCATTATCATACCGAAACATATCAAGAATATTTTGTGGATATAAACCACTCTTATCAGTTCTTAATTTTGTCATTAAATCTATTGTATCTTTAAACCCACCAAAAAAATCTAGTTTTAAAATTTGTTCTTTTGAAGCACCTATAATAGCAGTATTGATAACATCATTGTTAGGATCAAGACCTTTCTCTATAAGCATTGCTTGACAATTAAAATACTTTGCTGATGGACTTCTAATACTTTGTTTAACTTCTCTATTCTTAACAATCATATGGTTTTGATTATAAACAGCAATATGATTTTGTATATCCCATATATCAAAAAATGAATCAGTAGTTACAGGTACAGCGTCAAAATCTAAATACAAAATTTCATCATACTTTTTTGCTAAATGATATAGTAAATGTATCTTATAGAAATTAACTATTTCATAACCTGTTAATTCAGGAAAATCTTTACGTAGATTTTTTTCATATGTCTTATACTGTTTATCATTTTCAAACATAATAAAACTTGCACCTATTCTGTTAGCATATTTGCGTTTGGAATCAATTAACCTTTTATAATGCTTTTTAAATGCTTTAACAGTTATTTGTGCTTTGGCTACCGTATCACTTTTTTGTTTAGATTGACCATAATGTTCCGTTGCAGGTACATCAACATAAAGACTATAGATTACTCTTTTCATAACTTACCTATCAATGTAAATCTAATACCTCTATCGTCTTTTATTTCGTCTTCAATTAATACTTTTGCATTATTGGGCAATTGATTTTTAAATTCACCAATACCTTGAACACAATTTATACTATCATAGTTATCATACATATCATTTGATTGAAAAGCAAAATATGATTTAGATTCACTTAATGCTTCCAACTCTTTCATTGATTTCATATTTTCGCAAGAAGCATTAATAATTAAATTTGCATTCTTAATTCTACCAAATCTATCTTTAGAAAAAACATCACTTGTAATAAAATCAACATTTTTCCAATCTTTAAATAATCTATTCTTAGCAATACTAATAGTTTTTGGGTTTATATCAATAGCTGTAATCCTTTTTGATTCTTTAAGAGCAGGAATTAAAATACTACCATACCAACAACCTAATATAACAACATCTTGAAATTCCATATTTAAATTTTTAATTAAATCTATTAATCTCTCTTTAGATTTAAACTGATTAGGACTATATGAATCTAATAGGTCAGTATTAGTTCTTGCCTCTTGCATTATATTTTTAAATAATTTTATATCAATCATTTCCCACCAAATCTGATTTTTTCCACGCATAGAAGGAGTGTTTTCTACACACATAATCATTTATAACCATTAAATCTAATGCTGTTCTTTTAAAAGTTCTAATTGCGTCTT